AGCTACGAAAACGACTACGGCTACTGCTACGGCTACGGCTACGGCTTCGGCGACGGCTACAGCTACGGAAACGGCTACGGCTACGGCTACGGAAACGGCGACGGCGACGGCTTCGGCTTGGGCTCGATAAATGTAAACACTCGCCGGAGAATCTAATGGAAGCGTTCTTTTTGGTCGGAGACGGAGACGGCAACGGCTCCGGCGACGGCTTCAACGACGGAAACGGCTACGGCTACGGCTTGGACTACGGTAACGGCGACGGCAACGGCGACGGCTACGGCCTCGGCTTCGGCGACGGTTACGGCGACGGCGACGACTACGGCGACAGCGACGGCTACGAATACGGATACGGATACGGATTCGGCGGCGGCCACGGAAACGGCTACGGAGACGGCTTCGGCTTCGGCTTCGGGGATGGCTCGATAAATGTAAACACTCGCCGGAGGAGTTGATGGAAAAGTTTTTTCCGGTCGGTCACAGCGTCGGATACGGCTTCGGCTTCGGAGACGGCAACGGCCACGGTAACGGCCACGGCGACGGCTACGGCTATGGAAACGTCTATGGCTACGGAAACGGCTACGGATATGGCTACGGAGACGGTTATGGAAATGGCTACGGCGACGGCTACGGAAACGGCGACGGCTACGGAAACGGAAACAGTTATGGCTATGGAAACAGAAACGGCTATGGTGACGGCGACGGCGACGGAACGCTAAGATTAAACAAACTTCGGAGGCCGTGACACTTATAAAAAACGCATGAATTTTTAAAATAACTAATTTATCTTTAAACACGTTATTTATATTTATAAAAACGACTACAACATGACAAAAACTGTTTATCAATTAATCGCATCTGTTGCGGCTGAAATTGCTCAAGAGGGCATCAGCAAGAGCCGCAAAAATCAATCTCAAGGTTATACATTCCGCGGGATTGATGATGTTTATAACGCGCTGGCTCCGGTTATCGCAAAACATGGCCTTGTGATCTTGCCGCGCATCGTGTCGCGGGAACTTACTGAGCGAGCGAGCGCTAAGGGCGGGGTGTTATTCGCTGTAGTTGTAGAAGCCGAGTTTGATTTTGTAAGTTCTCACGACGGGAGCAAGCACACAGTAAAAACTTATGGCGAAGCGATGGACAGTGCGGACAAAGCGACTAATAAAGCGATGAGCGCAGCATACAAATATGCGGCTTTTCAGACGTTTTGCATTCCAACAGAGGGAGACAACGATGCAGACGCAGTAACGCATCAAGTCGTGCAGCGTGCGCAAAGTATTGATCTGGAAGCATACGAAGCAAAGCATTTGCCCGCATTGCGCGAAGCATCGCTTAGCGGGGCTGATGCGCTTGCAGCAGCGTTTAACGCCCTGCCCAAAAGCCCGGAAAAAGCTGCATGCTGGCAAAAGCATGGCGCGTCTCTTAAAGCAGCAGCGCAAAAGGCAGCTGAATAATGGAACAGCGCACGGAGGAATGGTACAGGGCGCGTTTAGGAAAAGTTACAGCTAGCAGATTAGCTGACGTAATTGCAACGATTAAAACAGGAGAGGCGGCGGCGCGTGCTAACTACCGGATTGAGCTTGTGGCAGAGCGTTTAACCGGCATGAGCTCGCCTGGTTTTACGTCACCAGCTATGCAGTGGGGTATCGATAACGAGCGTGCAGCCGTGGCGGCTTACGAACTTGATACCGGGCGCATTGTTTCTGATGTCGGCTTTGTCATACATCCAGGAATTGCAGACTCCGGCGCAAGTCCTGATGGCCTGGTCGCAGATGATGGGCTAATTGAGATCAAATGCCCAGAGACTAAAACTCACATTCACACGTTGCTGCATAAAAAAGCGCCATCGCAATATATGCCACAGATTCAATGGCAAATGGCATGCACAGGGCGCTCATGGGTTGATTTTGTAAGTTTTGACCCGCGAATGCCAGATCATTTAATGCTTGCAATTATCAAAGTAGAGCGAGACCAAAGCTTAATAGAACAATATGAAAACGAAGTAAAAAAGTTTTTAGATGAAGTTGCAAACCTAGTATCAGCACTTAATGAAAGAAATCAATCATGTTGAATCAAGCGCAAATAATTGGACGGGTTGGGCGAGATCCAGAGCACAATCAAACAAATAGCGGGAACATTGTTACTTCCTTCTCGATTGCGACGACAGAACAATGGAAAGATAAGACCACAGGTGAAAAGCGAGAGGCTACGGAATGGCATCGAGTAGTCACGTTTGGCAAGCTCGCAGATATTGCTAAGGAATACGTAACAAAAGGCAAACTTGTATACATTAGCGGGAAACTGACTACGCGCAAATACCAAGCAAAAGATGGATCAGAAAAACAAATAACGGAAATAATCGCAGATAACTTAAAGCTTTTGAGCACAACAAAAGATTCAAATGATAAACAAGAAAATAAACAATCAAGAGCAAACGCAGATTTAAAAAATGATTCTTCTTTTGACAGCCTAGACGATGACATCCCTTTTTGAATATAACAAATCAAGGAAAAAAAATGAGCTGGTCAAAGTATGAGTTAGACGTTATTCGCTGGGCAGAGGCCAGGAAAATTATCCCGAACGCTACTCCAGTTAGTCAGTTGCTTAAAGCTGTTTCAGAGATGGGAGAGTTATGCGATGCGGAAGGTAAGCAAGATCATGCAGCGATGCAAGACGCGGTGGGTGATGTTCTTGTTTGCTTGATTAATTACTGTGCATTGCGCAGTCTAGATATGACGCGATGCCTTGCCTTTGCATATGAACAAATCAAAGACCGCAAGGGCACCTTGATGCCTGACGGCACTTTTGTGAAAGAACATCAAAAGACAACAATTGGCACTTGACAGGTACCACAATTTAACACACAATAACACGCATCGATAGGAACTTGTATAGGCCTTCCATGACCGATCAAAACTTAGTAAATGCTGCGCCTGATTTGCTTGCGGCATTAAAGCGGCTGCTTTCAAACTTTGAAGAGTGCAGCATCGAAAATTTAAACGCACACATTCAGCGAGAGGCAAAAAAAGCTATCGCTAAAGCAGAGGGCAAGCCTTTTTTAAACCTTGGCAATGTATGACGAACGACATAAAAATCAGGAAACTTTCGGCATCGGATGTATACGAGATAAGGTCTTTATTGAGGCAAAAAAACAACATGCTTGATTACATAGCAAAGGAATTGTCGACTAAGGCAATCGCCGAAAAGTTTGGAATTAGCAAAAGATACGTTCTAGAGATTGGGTCAAATAAGCATTGGTCACATTTGCCGGAGTAAATAATGAGTGCAGAAATTAAAAAACGCCCCAGGTCAATCATCCCGACCTGGATAGAGAGGTGCGATGTTACAGATGGCCGAGTTCCGACGCACGGGATGATCCAGGCACGTATGCAAGCTGAAATAGCAGACCTTCGCTTTGCACTAAATGATTCAATCAATCGAATTCAGTCAATCAAACAAAAGACGAAGGACTACAACTCAATCGGCCTAATTGTGTAAAAAACACTTGACAAGTTACCACAAACTATTACAATAGAGCACACTAAGAAAGAACATCAGATGGACATGAAACGAAGTGAAACGATGACAATCCGACTGCCAGTCTCTGTAAAAAAGCTTGTTTACATTCAGGCCGAGGCAAGTAGACGGAGTGCGATTAAGCAGATCCAGTTTTACGTTGAACGTGGACTAACTCAAGACGGGGTTAAGGATGAATCACAAAAACAGGATGGAGTACGTAATAAGGAATAACAAAGGCAACGTAGTTTTCTCTGGGCCGGAATCCGCATGCACATCTATTTTTTACGCATGCGGCGGCATGAAATATGGCTGGACTATAAAAAAGGAATGGAAAAGTGGCAAAAACATTAATGGCATTTTTGGCATGCGTGGTTCTAGCTGGCTGTAATACAAAAGACAATAACGCAATGGATGACGACGAGGCGCGATATTGCAGGATGGTTGAAATTTGGAAAGAAGATGCAGCCAACGGCATAAAGCCCAATCACCGCAGAGGCTGGCCTCCGTTTAATGGGGAATGTGCAAAATGATTATTTTTCAGTTTATTTGTTTAGCTGTGCTACTTGCGTTTGTTTTTATTGCTTTTATTGCTGTTGAGGCATTTGAATTTATCCCAAGATCTTGCAGTGGGGCGTGCAATCAAGGGCGGGCTGATTGCACATGTATTAACGAGATGCAATAACGCGCGGTGGAATCATGAACAGGAAACAAACGGCTTTTATTGCAGGAAATTTGCTTGCATGTTTGCTTGCTTTATCACCGGTTAAGGCATTCCCCGCCGACTCATGGTCTGGAATAGATAAGGCAAATCACTTTGCTGTGAGCGCATCAATTGCAAAACTAACAACTACCGCTTACGGGAAAAAAACTGGGATTGTGGCTGCATTAATCCCAGGAGCACTCAAGGAGTTTTCAGATCTTTACGGAACCGGAACGCCTTCGGTACGAGATATGGCAGCTAACTTAACTGGCGCTATTTTTGGTGCGATGTTGCCAGACGGATACATGGTGGCGCCTATAGATAACAAAGGGGCGATTAATGGCGCGATGATTGCTTATTATTTTGATTTGTAAACAAGGCAAAAAATTACAATACATAACGCAACGGTTTTTTTTGGGGTAATCATGAAAAAAACTGTGGTTTTAATAAGCGCTGAAGAAGCGTCAAAACGTCTCAATTTGACAGAAAAAGAAGTTGCTCATCTAGCTCATGTCAAATCAATCAAGAACTTTGTAATCAAAAACGGCAAAAAATACTATGTTAAATGGTCGATTGATAAGTACGCAATGCAGAAAGGCTGGCTAGACTTTTTACATAGAAAAGACCCGCCCGTAGTGTTGAACTGGAAGGCTCCAGGATCGCAAGCGACAAATAACCAAAATCAATAACGACACAAAACACAAAATTATTTGGCGTGATAATGAAAACACATCTTATGAAAAAGCTGCCGTTTGATTACGCTAGATGTAACGGAACGGCAGCGGAGCTATGCAAGACATGCAGACGCAAAGAGCCCGGGCATCCAAAATGGCAGCCTTACATATTGCCAAATGTAAAAGACGGCGCTTGCAAAGATTACATACAACAACTAGACATTTGAACGTGACAATAAAAAGGTTAAATCCTATGGAAAATAATTTAGATTTGTCTTGTGTCGATAACTCAGATCCTGATGCTGAAGATTTAAACTTTATATTGCAGCACTTTTGGGGGTCATGCTACTGGAGCGATCTTCTTAGAAAGTCAAAACACATTAATGAAAAAACTAAAGAATACCTGCTTGCAAAATCAAGTCAATTTGATTTATTGCAAGAAAAACTGATTCGTTTAGAAAGTGAATGTAATATAGAGCCATTAACTGATGAACAGATACAAAACTTATTCGGCGATCCTAAACCGTCAAAGAAAACAATTTTTATAACTAGAGCTGTAGAACGGGCGCACGGAATCAGAAAAACACCACAATCCGCTGATTGATGACGGCTCACGATTGGGAAGACGGCGAAGACCCAGAGAAACAGGCCGCAGACTGGTTGAACCGCCGAGCTAATTTCCCTCATTTTTAAAACAACAATAAGCGCCAGCGTTGCAAAACGCGATGCGTTTGCAAATTGCAAGACTGGGAATGAATACGGCGGTTAATTTTGAGTGAGAACGCAAACATTTCGGCGTACAGCGCGACACCAGGAGAAGTGTATTGGCGCGAGCCTGAACAACAAGCACCGCCAACCGGAAAAAAAGTTTTGCTTTTAACGCGCGGCGGCGTGGCAGTGATTGGCTTGTGGACTAAGAATGGCGGGTTTGTTGCGTGGAGCCCGTTACCTAAAAGGATCAAACGATGAAATCAAAAACACATATCACCCCAGCCGAAGCGGCGAAGCGTCTTGGTATCAGTGAACGGACGCTAGCGAACTACAGGACAGAAGGCCGGGGACCGAAATGGAAGAAAGTGGACGGCAAAGTCATGTACGAAAACGTGGCGGTGAAGGAATACCCGAGTAGACAAAAAAGGCAGTCAATGTGGGATCGCCACGAACCTGTGGTCCTTAATTGGAAAACCCCAGCAAAAACCCAACACCACGACGTGTGACAGACATGATCAACATCTTCTACCGCTACAACGCCCCGCAATGCGCTGAGCCGAAACTACACGCAAAGACAGTGCCGCTTTCAGAAGCGCGTCCAATCGTTGAAGCATTGAGCCCAGTTGCGGCGGAAATTCTTGTAGAGCACGTGCCGATGTCAAAGTTACTGCACGAATTACAAAGCGGAACTCGGCCTACGCCGACGCCTAATGCTGTGAGAATTAAATGAAAGAAAGTCTAGACTTAGAAAAACCGATGGGTGTGCAAGTCGGGGGCAATCACTACATGAAAAAAAAGATTCAGCCGGTCGAGTACATTCACGCAAACAAGCTGAATTTTCTTGAAGGTTGCATTGTAAAAAGAATCACTAGATGGCGCGAAAAACAATCTAGCGCAAGGTTTGAGGATCTTCTCAAAATCAAGCATGAAGTTGATCTTTTGATAGAAATGGAAACGCGCTATAACAGTTAGCTTGCGCACGGCAGCGGCAAAAAAATAATTATCAATGCCGCTGCATTTTCAACATTGCTATTTTGACCGCTTATCGTAGACCGACCATCCTAGGCCGGCAGCGGCAGATGCGCCCCCGATAATTGCATCAATAGTGCCTCCGTCTATGCCGTACTTAACAGCAAACCCGCCCGCTATAGCTGTCAAAATGTGGCGGGTCAAAGCTTGTATTAGTGCTGCATTCATTACTGCCTCCCTAGTTTTATCGCTTGATAAACAGTCCTACCGTTCCCACCCCTCCGGGCTTCTAATACTTCACGCCTTGGCTTTTTGCCCATATTTTCAGGGACAATCGAGACATGGCACCAGGACGAAAACTCATCGATAACCTGGTCAAATGGCAGCCCAAGTGTCACGATAGCAGTACAAATATCACGGGCAGACGCACCAGGGCAAACAATGTCAGCAGCCAGGCCGAACATATGAGCGCTTCCAGGAGCGCCATTTATTCTACGGTTTAATTCTGGGCAACGATAACCAGAGCTAACGATCAAAGGTGCCTTTAACATATCACGAAGGGGTTCTAATACTAACAAGCATAAACGCTGTAAATTAGTGACGATTACCGAAGGCGGATCGTTGTTAATGCCAAGCCTGACAGCCTCTTGTGATATTGTAAATTCTTCTAAAGAAAAATTAGGAGATAGGCGCATTATTTAATCCTGATCTGACTTTTAGCGTTTAATCTAGCTTCCAGCATTGTTATTTGTAACTGCTGCTCAACACGCTTAAGCGTTTCTAATAACTCAGACCTCATAACTGCCTGCTCCCTTACCACTGCAATATCACGTCTTAATGATGTGATTTGCTGGTCGTGATTTTCGAGTACGGCTGTGATTTTTGTCACTGTTTGCCATATCGCTATACTGGTCGCAATTATTGATACTGTTAACGCTATCAATAACCCTGGCAACACCTTATCCACGAACCACACCCACGGGCCAACGCTAACCGGTTTTGATGGAGCCATATTTACCCAAAGAAAAAGTTAATAGTTTCTCTGGCGTGATTCGCTCCTTCGGTAAGTTGCCTGTTATTGCAAGATAAGACCACTCATAACAATAGAGCCACTTCGAAACGCTAACACGCCAAGGCAACACAAACCCAAGCAACGAAAGCCAGTCATACTTTGCGGCCTTGTGTTCGTTATAGCGTTTTAACACTTCCGAATCGATGGCGTCAACACGGAATAAATCCCAGTCTTGACTATTTTTTAACTCCTCGGAGGCCATCCCATGACGCGCTGTGATGTGGTATAGAGTGTCATTTATCACTACCCCGGAGTGCGGGTAGCTTGTGATGATTCTTGCACGTGTTGCTTTCGAGAATAAGCTCGCAAACCCTTTTGCGTCTGTCTTACGTAAAGCTAGGAATACTTGGTTAGTCATTTATCCACCTTTTTATCTAGCTTCTCGATAATTCGGTGCAGCATATCTTTGACTTCCCGCAAGGCTTCTTTGAAGTCCTCGCGATGCACGCGATTATTCGCTATCTCTTCGCGTAAGTCGTAAAGGTCTGACCGCAGCGAGGAAATCTCAACGCGTTGCATTTTGATGTGCGACCATAACTCGACAGCGAACCAACCCATCACAGCGCTGCCGCATGTAAGCAAGCCATTGATAGCCGTTTGGAGGTCCATTATTTATAATAAAGCAGTTACATTTACTAACAGCGTTCCCGTTGTTGTTCTCATGCTTATGACGCCAGAAGCCAATGTGAAAATAGGAGTTGTTGCTGTGGCATCACTTGAGGAAATTACAGTTGTCCCCCCAAGCAACCACCAGCCTTGAGCGCCGCCTGAAGTGTTATATCCATTAATATAAACAAGGCTGCTAACATTGCTAACCTGCACGAGCGCGACATTAGTCGTAGATACTGTTACAGATTTTTTTCCAATGAATCCAGATGTTGCTTGACTGATTCCCGTTACCTGACTTATAGCTCCAGATCCGGTATCTGTAGTTGAACCCACATAATTAACGCTTCTTGCGTTTTTTATATCAGAGCCGGACGTTTGAAGATTTGTGATGTGGTAACTGACAGGCGTGCCCAGTGTAAATGACGGGAATAAACACCCGTGCACTTCAACATATGGCGTTGTAGCACCGGCGAAAGTTATGCCTTCGGTCCCGTGACACGTTAACGCCTGCACGTGATTACCTGTTCCGTTAATTGTTATATTTGAGCCAGAACCGTAAAAGACCGAGTCTTGAATTCCTATCCAGGTTGACGAACAGTCTGCATAAATTGGCGAACCTGTGTTTGCTTCCCAGTGACAGTTATTAAATGAGACTGAACTTTGAAGTGTTTCATTAGCAAAGGTTGATGCTATATAAATTACTTTGCTTGTACTTGCTGCGTTCCCTTCAATATCACAATTGTTAAACGCGATATTCGCGCCTTTGTGCAAATACGCGGCATTAGCTGAATTTGACTGCAAAACGCAATCATTCAGTGAAATCAAATTAGAGTATCCGTTATTTACTGGAGACTGCGAGGCGTAGAATCCAATATTATTACTCAACAAATAACTTGAGCTAACTCTAAAAATTAGCGACCCCATAGATTTAAAAGCGTTGTCGCAATTATCGATTCTTACCCCTTCCATGAAGAAGTGCGCAAGAGTATCAGCATAAATTCCGTCATGGGTTTTTGCATTGCCAACAATGCCAAAGTTTTTAAATTGGCATTTTGAAACTACCCCATTGCCGCCACCACCGCCAGCGGTACCGCTAATGCTAAGGATCGGCGTGGTGCTTGACCCTATTTTTATTAAATTTGAATTGTATGGGCCATCTCCAACTATGACCAATGATTTTAAACTTGTTGGGTTAATTGTTAATGATGAAACGCCTATGCTTCCTCTTGGCAAAACTAATGTGCCGTTAGTGCTTCCGGCAGATAAGGCATTGTCTAAAGCCGCCTGCATTTCAAGTGTTTTGTCGGATCCGTCTGCAATAACTCCAAAATTTTCAGCATAGACAATATGCCTTAATTGTGTTTGTACGTTGCTATTGACTACACCTGTCCCAGATGGATAATATGGAATTAAAGATGCGTTAATGCTTGGATCAGTGTTCCACTCTGATAACAGCTTTGAATAAACTATCTTTTTGTTTTTATCGCGGACTGTTACGCTGTAGTTAGTATTAACGTATACGCTTGCAGGCGACCCGTTACGTACTGCAAACCCGCCTGATGTCCTAATCGGCTGCGCAGCTGGTTGCGTATATGCAGCATCCCAGTAGACCGTGATCGGGTTTGTTTCCGGGTTCTGATTGGCCGCGCCGAAGTATAAATAACCTCCCGTAAGTGGCGCTCCCGATGCGTCGAAGTAGCTGGGATATGGTGGCGTTGAAATGATTGACATTACTGCTCCTAATCTGCTACGCCGGAAACATTAAGGCGCGGCGGTTCTTGTGTTTGTTGTTCTGCTCGCGTTGCTTCGCCGATCCGTTTAAAAATCGCTGATTCATCTTTCGACCCCGGCTGTGTGCGTGATAACTTAATCATAAGGTTGCGCACTGGAGTTGACTCATACAGACGCGCCGCGCCACCTACGCCACCAGCCGTAGCTAATGCGCCTCCAAAGCTTCCAAGTACAGATTGCAGAAAGCTCCCAATTGCAAACGGCACCGCCTGCTGGCCTGATGCAGTACTCACGCCCGCCTCGGCTGCGCGCTTGGTCAGGTTTAGCGCCCTGGTCAACCCGTCTACCTGCGCCTTATCTGCCCCGGCAAAGAACACGCCGACCTGAGGCTCCAGGCGTTTCATTTCCTTGGCAAACAGGTCGGGGCTGAACATCTCATCGCCGGTCGTGGTGCGATACATGGCCTTATCGGCTGCGCGCCGCAGCACGGCAGTCCTGGCCATACCTCTCCCGTCTTGCGAGAGTTGCCCATAAAGCTGGTTGATTTCGCTAGGCTTGGCGCTGAATAACATCCGATTGACGACCTCGGGCGTCGCATTGCCAGATTGCAAAACCGACTTCAGGGCGCCTTGCTTGACATCGGAACTCATGTCAGACAGCCGCTTGTTGGAAACCATCCACTTTTCAAAGTCGCGCCGGTCGCCGTTCGCCTTGATGAAGTCGCCCATGTCCTGCCGCACAGGGCCATAGATTGCGCGCAATGCCTTCTCGCCTATGTCCCTTGCCGCAACTGTCATAGGACGTACAGGATCGTCTTTAAACGCCGCTGCCAGCTCGTCGGCGCGGTATGCCTCAAGCTGGTTGAGCGACCTGCCTTGCAAGTCAGTTTTTATCTGCTGCAATCGCTCGATGGCCTCATTAGCTGGGCCTGATCGGCGCTCAGTCAAGGCTGCGATCTGGTTGTCAATCTCGGTCATTGTCTTGGTCAGCGGAACTTCTCCGCCTACGCTTGAGACTTTGCCGATAACGTCGCGCTTAAGCGTTGCGTACTTTGACAACTGCTCTGCACGCTGCTGGCCGATGTCCTTGATTAGATTGGGCGACATATCGACAGCATCAGCCGCACCGAACTCGGTCAGCATGTCACGCACGGCGGCGGTTCGCGCCTCTTGTTGACGCGCACGGACCGGGCCAGTGCCTGCAAGCGGGACACGCTCGCCCAATTGCTGGCCTATCTTGCCGATAAACGTTTTTGGTGGCGCAACGTCTGACGTAAGCACAGGAATACCGCGCGCCTGCGCCTCTTGTGCGATTCGAGCGGCGCGCCCTGGGTCTGCAACGGGCACGCGAGCAGGGCTGCCTGCTTTAGCGCCAGCTATGCCACCAGCAAGACCGGCTGCAAACTGCACACCAGGGCCGGCACCCATCTCTGCCGCAGTTTGAGCTGCACCGCCCGCCCCGGCTCCGCCTAGCACCTGAGCCGCAGGAGCCGCAGCCATAGCGCTGCCAATTCTGGCGACCGTCGGCGCGGCTTGCCCTGCTGCTGCCTTGATAGCCTGGCCCGCTGCAACGCCACCTAGGCCACCCGCCGCGCCGCCCGCGATGGATTGCACAATGCGCTCGGCCTCGGTGTCGGCCTGCGGTACGCCAAGGCGCGTCAGCAAATCGCCCATCGCGTCCGTCGGCGTCTTGTACCGCGTGCCTAGCAGCGAGTTAATGCCCGACACCAGCGGATCGCCAACAAGTTGAGCCAGTCCGGCAGCGCCAGCACCAGCGATAGCACCAGGGATAGCACCGACGCCTGCAAACGGAGCGCCTGCAGCTGCGCCAAGTGCCGCACCAGCTGCGATAGGAGCCAGCCCGCGAGTCGTCGCACCGGCTAGACCTGCTGCGGTTGTCTCTGGCTTGGGCTGTGCAGTACCGCCAAACTGGGCCGCCAACGCTGCAAAGTCTTGAGCACCTGAACTCGACTCAACCGCACCGCCCAATTGCCTAGCAAGTGCCTCGTAATCGGTTGCCATTACTGCACCCCTGCGCGTCGTTTAAACTCTTCGGCTGCTTGCTTCGATGGGAATACAAACCTTTTTCCGTCGGGTGTGGTAACTGATACGCCTTGCCCTTGTGGTTGCTGTGGCTTTGATTCGGCAGGTAACTCGGAGACGTTTTGCAAAAATAGCGCTGCTGTCTCGCTTTTGTTGGCTGCTGATTGCAATAGATTACGCGATTTAGTGTATTGCGCTCGAGCCGCTCTATCTGCCACGTCAAAAATTGTCTGTAGTTCTGGCTTTGTAAGGTTTAAATTGCCACTTCTGGCCTGTACAAGCAATCTCTGCTCGTACTCTGTAATCTGACCCTGGCCTGTCAGCATACTTCTAGATTGCAACGACATCTCAGCAAGACCCTGCATTAACTCGGTCGTTGCGGCCACTGCCTTGTCGCCATCAAACCCAAGCGCCGACGCTACTCGCGCCGATGTCAGTCGTGTATCTGCTAATGGGCCAGTAATTGCAGAGTCAAGCGCGCGCCTGTATCTCGGCAATTGCGCGATCTGACCCGCAGCTGAATTCGCCTGATCGTGCAGTTTTGGCACAAGCTCGCCCAATTGCGTAGCAGCGCTCTTGTCCAAGTTTGTAACATTGACGTTAGTCACTGCGGCAGGCGGACGCGACAAAGTTTTAAGCGATAAAAAGACCTGCTTATCTTCTGGCGGGAGGTTCTTAAAGTCGATCGCCTCTTGAATTGATGGCGCTAACTTTATTTTTTTTGCCTCGGATTCCGCGCGCCGTTCCTGCGTCAACTTTAGCGCGTTTTCAAGTACCTTGTCGCCGCCTGGTATCAATGACAAAGCACCGCCAAGCTGCAATACTGCGGATTGAGGATCAGCATTAATCATCGCAATCTGGTTGTCCAGCTCCTGCATGACTTCCGGGTTGTCTTGATATGCGCTCTTTTGGCGCTCAAGTATTGAGACGGCAGACTCTGGCTTGCCAGCGTTAAGCGCGAACACAACGGGCGCGATCTTCGAGATAGACGCTCTGTTCTCGTTTTCGCTGCGACTCTTAAACATCATCGCAAGCGTTTCGGCCTGGTCTTTATTTCCTAGCAGCATCGCACGCTGATAGTCGGCGGCGGTTGCATCAGGGCTGAGTACACGCGATGACACCTCTTGCCATTGCTGCTGCCGTAACGCCTCCTGCTGCGCCTTCTGCTGGGCCGCGATTGCCTGAGCCTGCGCGGCCTGCATCTGAGCCTGGACGTTAAGACCCTGCAACTCGGTCTGATATGCATTTTGGCCCGCTTCCATCGGGCTCTGTACGCCGAGCGAGTAATTAAACGGTTGCGCCATTATTTAGCCCCATACATACGCGACATCATGTCAAAGAGTTGACCTGCTCGCTGTTGTCCGGCCATCTGCTGCGGGATGTTAAGCGCCTGGCCGATGCCCTGGCCGATGCCGAGCGTACCGCCTGCCTGCGCTTGACCTTGTTGTGCTAGTAGGTTACCGATATTTGATGCCGCGTTCATACCACCCTGACCCTGCATTGCTGCGGCAGACTGACCCATCCCAGAAAGTTGCGAAGTCACACTAAGACCCGTGCCAGATAACCCGCCTAGTCTTGAATATTGTTGATCGATTAAATTTTGCAGCATTGCAGGCCTAAATTGAGCAAGCGCAGCCTGTACATTACCGCCACGCAACCCACCCGTGGCTGAAGCACGCTGAAGAATTGCCTCCTCGCCCTGCTTTGCTAGTGACTGATAAAGCGGGGACGATTCAAGGGCGCCGATTGCCTGCTGTTGCGCTTGCTGGCCTTGCAGCCCTGCTAATGCCTGCTGCTGCTGGAATGCTTGTAGTCCCGCCTGCTGGAACGGAGCAAATCCACCGAGCGCCTGTGTTCCAGCTTGCTGGAATGGGGCAAGACCTGCCCGCATTGCCTCAAATTGTCGCCGCTGTTCATCGATGCCAGATTGCGCCGCCGCAGTTTGCTGACCTGCCGCACGTTGCGCAGAGATCCCCTGTAATGCTGCGCTTCCGAGCTGCGAAACCGCTTGGCCGGTGGGCGAGCCAAGCCAAGACATTAACCCAGATAAACCACCACTAGTCCCTGCCACTTGTGCCCCCGTTAACGTAGGCGCGGCAAATCCAGGCAATGCGCCTGCGCCTGTCACACCTCCAAGCCCTAATGCCCCGCCACCACTTAAATATCCCCCGCCACCAGCGGCTGCCGACTCAACACCACCGGCGAACAGTCCAGAGGCCACCTCTGGCGCGGCAGCCGCTGCGGTACCTGCGCCAGATCCTAGTGCTCCTGCGGCTGCGGCAGGGAAC